GATTTATTAGATTTATTAGAATCAGTTTTAAACTTTCCATATAAGAATCCTCCTTTTTGTTTACGTGTAAATTTACCATGTCTTTTATGTTTTCTGTTTGTTTTATTATAACCACCCATTATAGCACCATTAGATCCAAATTGTATACCCTTCTTAGTTAATATATTTTCTATTGCAGTTTTTACACTATTATTTGTCGCGGTTGTTTTATCAAGACTTGCAAGAAAATTTTCAATTGCCAAAGATGATTGGTTATACTTGTTTCCTCTTATATCACTTTCTTTTGAGCTTCTTATTTTTAATGCATCTTTTAAATTTGGCAAATTATAACCATGGATACTCACTTGTCTAAGATTTAATTTTGGAGGAACTTGTGGAGGACCTCCTGGCTGTGGACCTCCTGGCTGTGGACCTCCTGGTACTGGACCTGCTACTGGTTGATTTAAACTACTTTCAATTTCACCATTTATAATTCCAAGGGTTTTTTCAATTTCAGTAATTTGATTAGTAACATTTTCCATACTATCATCATAAAATTGTTGATTTGTAAGTTCTGTCAAATTATCTGCAATAGCTGTTATTGCAGCAGTTGCATCCCGAATTTTTTTTTCAAGATCAGCATTGAATGCTTGCAAATCGTCTCTTTCTTTTGTAATTTGTACAATTTGAATTTTTAGATTAGCTATTTCACCATCCTTATCTTTTATTAGGGTTTCTACATTGTTACCAGAATTATTTAAGCGAAGAATTTCTTGATCTTTTGCAATAATCACTGTTTCTAATTCTGTGATTTTTTTATTGTTTTCTTCAATTTGCGCTTGAAGTGCTTTATAATCTTGTAAAGCTTGCTCTATTCGTGTTTTAGAATCAACTTCAAGAGTATTATACTTTTGTTGTAATGTTTGAAGTTCTGTTTGAGCTGTATTTAGTTGTGCTTCAAGATCTCTGTTTCTATTTTCTAATTCAGTATTTCTATTTACTAAATCCTGTGTTTGTGTATCTTTTGTTCCATGCTGGTCGGTCAATTCTTTTATTCTTGCTTCATTAGCAGCAATTTGGTTTTCATTAGCAGCAATTTGACCTTGTAAACGATCAATTTCTCCTTTATGTTGTTCCGTTAATTGTCGTATTTGCTCCGCATGTGCTTGCGTTTGAGCATCACCTCTAGTCGCCATATCAGCGCGAAGTGCGTTCAACTCAGTTTCAACTGCTTTTTTTGCAGTTTCTAATTCTACATTCCTATTTGCTAAATCTCTTAATTCTGCTTCCTTACCATTAATTGTATCTTGTAACCTCGTTTCATTTGCCTTGGCGTCATTTTTTAGTTGATCCAATTGTGTGGTTAAATTAGTTCTCTCTGTTGTTAATTGATCTAATTGTTGTTTTAAATTAATCAGTTCGGTATCTTTTGCTTGAACGCCACTATTATTTTGATTAACTTGTCCTTGTAATACTACAATTTTCTGTTTGATATCTTTAATTTTCCCAACAATTGCCTTAATTTTTTCATGTAATTCTTGTAATTTTGTTAAAACAAACCCTGTAAATTTACGTTTATTATCAGTGTTTTTTCCTATGGCTGCATTTATCTCATTTAACCTTTTTAAACTTTCATCAAATGCGGTTATAAATTCTCTATTACGACCTGGTATTACTAAAGCCATGTATAAATTATATTTATATATATATGCAAATATAATTTAATAATTGTTTTCTCTATTTTCTCTCTTGATTAAATAAAGAGCTTTGGATTTGGTTACTCTCATTCATTATTTTATCTAAACCAGTTTTTATTGATTTTAATTCCTTGACAATATTTTTTTGTTCTATTTGTGAATCCCGAATATTATGTTCGCTTAATTGACCAGACTTGTTAAGGTCTTCAATATAATTATTTAATAATTGAAGCGCAGTAATTTGCTCTTGTTTTTGTTTGACAATATAATTATTGTATTTTAAGTAATCATTTTTGATATGTTCCAAAAAAGCATTTTGCTTCGCTATTTTTTGTAATCTTTTCTGTTTTTTAAGCAGCATATTCCTTTTTGATTCAATAACGTATTGTAAATGTAAATATTCATCTTCATCTTCTTGATAATTCTTCATATTGATATTATTATTTATTTTCATAGGTCGTTTGATTTCTATGATTTCCATTTTAAATAGTTATCCTTAAATTATAAAAATATTTTATAATTTATTTATTATTTTATTAAAAAATTTAAAATCTTCACTATATATTATTTAGGATGTCTAAAAACGTAAATGAGCCTTTATTAAACCCAGACGATAATAGATTTGTAATGTTCCCGATTAAATATGAAGACATATGGCAAATGTACAAAAAACAAGTTGACTGTTTTTGGAGAACAGAAGAAATAGATTTAACAAAAGATTTAGGACATTGGGATACCTTAACACAAGAGGAAAAATTTTTCTTGTCTATGATTTTGGCTTTTTTTGCAGCTAGTGATGGGATTGTGTTGGAAAATTTAGGTTTACGTTTTATGAATGACGTTCAAATATCAGAAGCACGAGCATTTTATGGATTCCAAATTGCAATGGAAAATATCCATAGTCAAACATACAGTTTGTTAATTGAAACCTATATAAAAGATGCTGAAGAAAAGGACAAATTGTTTCGTGCTCTAGACAATTTTGAATGTATTAAAAAGAAGGGGGATTGGGCTCAAAAATGGATTAAAGATAATAGAAGTGGATTTGCAACAAGATTGATTGCATTTGCATGCGTAGAAGGAATCTTTTTTAGTGGCGCGTTTTGCAGTATTTATTGGATGAAAAAACGCGGATTAATGCCAGGGTTGACGTTTTCCAATGAATTGATTTCACGCGATGAAGCATTACATTGTGAATTTGCTGTTTTATTATATAGTAAACTTGTTAACAAGGTAAAAAAATCACGTGTTCACGAGATTATTAAAGAAGCCGTAGAAATTGAAAATGAGTTTATTTGTCAGGCACTTCCATGTCGCCTTATTGGTATGAATTCACAATTGATGACACAATATATACAATTTTGCGCAGACAGATTATGTGTCCAACTTGGTTATGATAAAATTTATAATGTAGGTAATCCTTTTGATTTTATGGAATTAATCAGTTTAGAAGGAAAAGTCAATTTCTTTGAAAGATACAATGATTCGTATGCGCTTGCAACCAAAACAAAAGATGATAACACTTTTGAATTTAGCGAAGATTTTTAGATATTATTTTGGATGTTATTTCTTTTTGAGTTTTTATTATTTTATGTAAATATAATATATAATCATCCAAATAAAATAATGTTTACAAAAAAAAGAAGCACACTTAAAAAAAAAGTTTTGACAAATCATAAAAGAAAATCACACAAAAAGAGACGTCATAGAAGAAAAACGACAAAAAGAAATAAACATGTTAAAAAATTTAAGACAATGCACAATAAAAAATATATGAAAGGTGGTGGAAAATGGATAGATGGCGATACGCTACCTGAAGATGAAATATGTTCTATTTGTCTTCTAAAATTTAGTGAAACTCCAGAGCAAGCAGTTTATAAAACAAATTGTGGACATCTGTTTCACAACAATTGTTTAAATAATACTTGTGTAAGTAATGAAAGAGCTGGTCGCGATCTTGTTTGTCCAATATGTAGAGCAGATTTAGAGACAGAAGATGGAATGCAATGCACTGATGTATGGGCCTTTACAAACAATGCGTTAGGTATAGGTAATGATTTAACTCCAAAAAGTAAAATAATATATGATTCTCAGCCTGATCATGAATAATCAATTATTCTTCAATAATTAATTTAACCTTATTACGTTTTGTTATTTTAGGTTTTTCAGGTTTTTCTTGACATTTGGGTTCCACATCATCATCTTTACATTTTTTGACCTTAGTTACATTGGCTTTACTTACCTTACTTACCTTACTTACATTAGTTTTGGTAACTTTAGTTTCTGGAGGCGATATTTTGTTTTTACTTTTTTTACTCTCTGTTTTGCAAATTGATTTACTAATATGATTATTAATATAACCAATATCACCGTAATGCATAGTTTGTTTCTTTACAGCTCTTTTTTCAAAGAAAGAAGTAAATTTTATCATACTTTTTGCATGACAATTTGCAACCGCATTCATTGAAAACCATGCTGTATATGGCATTAGTTCCCAATTCCCATTCATATGTATATCTTTTTCAAATAAATCTATATCACTCAAACTATGAATGGATTCTGTAATATTATGTAAATAGGAGGCCTCATTTTTCATTTTAATATTATTCATAGGATAATTCTCGTGAATCATCAATGGAAGAATATCATTATTCATCCAAAATAATATTTGTTTATCATCCAATTCAACATTTTGTGACATGAATAATTTTGTCACTTCAAAAAGATTGCTATTTGTTTTGTCTTTTACATTTGCAGAATTTCCAATACCAACATTTTTTGTATTTCCAGATGAGAATAATTCTAAATTATTCAATACATTGCGTATATCACAATTGGAGTCTTCTATAAGTTGGTTTAGATTTGCATCATTCATTGATATAGACTCTTTTTTGAGAATTGACTTGACAAATTTAGATATATCATTTGTAGATGGTTTTTGAAATTTGATATCCAAACAATATGGCATTAAAGGCTTAAGACTTTGATCATAACGGTTATTGCATGTTGCGATAACAGGTATTTTTGTTTCTTTCAAACAATTTACAATAGAGGAAATAAAACCATAATCATCATAACAATCTATATCATGAATGACAAATATGTTTTGTTTATTAGTAAATGATTTCTGTCTTTGTATAGATGGTAAAATCACGTTTACAATATGTTCTTTATCAGCCCTTTCATCTGGATTTAAAGATATAGGATTCAAATTATATTTTTTAATTACTAATTCAACTGTTAATGTTTTTCCTATGCCATTAGGACCTGATAATAATGCACATGCATCTTTAGAATTCGTTTTTATTGAATACCAATTTTCAAACCATGATTGAATAGAATTGACACAATTCTTGTTACCTATTATATTTTCTAATACCTCTGGTTTATATTTATGAGTTAACATTGAATTTATTGATAATGTATAATAATATATAATCAGAGTATATTATTAATATAATATTCATTTTTATATTAAATTGAAAATAAATTTAAAAATTATTATTATATACATATCATAGATACATAGTAAAATGCTGACATGCAATCTTATGGGCGGGTTAGGAAATCAACTTTTTCAAATTTTTACAGTTATATCTTATGCTATAAAATATAAACATATGTTTAAATTTATTAGCGCACAACATCTTGGAGGCGATGGTTCTACAAAGAGAAGGACTTACTGGCAAACCTTTTTATTCAAATTATCTGGATTTTTAATGGATCAATATCCAAATTTTGATATTGTTATTAATGAAAATGGGTTTTCATTTAATGAATTACCATATGAACACTTGAAATACAATAATAATGTTAATGTCATGTTAAGTGGTTATTTTCAAAGTTATAAATATTTTCAAGAAAATTATGATACTATTTGTCGTATATTGAATATAGCTGAAAAAAGACTTGATATTATAGAAGAAGTTGTTAAAAATCATCATAGTTTGAGTTTTTTGGAAAAGAGTATTTCAATGCATTTTAGATTAGGTGATTATAAAGATAAACAAGATTATCATCCAATTATGACAGATGAATATTATAAAAAATCGTTGCAATATATTGTTGACAAATTGGATTATACGCCAACTGTCCTTTATTTTTGCGAAGACGAAGACTTTGAAACCGTGAATGAAACAATTCAATTATTAAAAAATGAATTTCCAACAATTGAATTTGAAAGAGCGACTAATTGCTTAGATGATTGGCAACAAATGTTATTAATGTCGTGTTGTAATCATAACATTATAGCAAATAGTTCTTTTAGCTGGTGGGGAGCTTATTTAAATGTAAATCCTACAAAAATTATATGTTATCCGTCACTATGGTTTGGACGTGCGATGAGCGACGTAGATGTAAGTGATTTATTTCCAGATGAATGGGTTAAGATAACAGTAAATTAAAAGAAAATTTTTACTTATAGTATACATATTTTATATAACTGAAACTATACAAAATATATAATAATGAAAATAATGTTAAAAATATACAAAAAAATTTGGTTTTTCTAAAAATGCAGTTTGAGGTTTTTCATAAATAACATTTATGATATTTTTTTTAATTAATTTAATATCACCTATATCTGCGCCTAAGCATGTTTGCCAAATAATAAACCCATTTTTAATTTTTTCAAATAAATTAATGATATAATTATTTCTATTTTCACTCGTTATTTCAGTAAAACAGTAGTTTGAAATTAAAAACAAATCTTTTTCAGCAATATTTTTACCATATTCATTACAATTGTGTAATGAATAATTTATATTAACAAATTCAGCATTAATTTTTAAATAATTATCAATTAAATTACAAACCTCTGGAAAATCAATCAAGTAATAATTATCAATTTTAATATTCAATATTTTTGAGAAATAGCAAATAGCTAAAAATAATCCACCATAACCACAACCAACTTCAACGATTGAAGTTAAATTAGTTTTTTTAAAATGTTCTAAAATTATTAACGAATGATATACGTATCTTAATGATGTTGGACTGCATGAAATTATTTTTCCATCTTTACATGTAAAGTTACCAATATTTGGACATCCATATTTATCATTTTGGTTTATAAAAATTATAATGTCGTCTTGTTTTATATTACTAAATTCATTTTCTATTAATTTCAAATATTGCACTCCTAGTTCATATGAAACATGCTCCAAAATACAATTATACTGGTTTGTTGATTTAAAATTTGATTTTAATATTTCATTAATGTCAATATTACCTACATAATTTAAGTATTTTTCATACATTTATACTAAAATAATATAAGTAACAATATAATAATACTTTTAAATTATTTAAAAAAAATAATATATATATATGTATAATGATTGTATGTTTAACTTTTATTGGTAAATTACCAAAATATATTATAGAGTCTATACATCAAATACGATGTTATTACAATGATGAAATATATTTAATTATCAACGATATAGATTCAATTCATATAGAATTTATAAAAAAATACAATGTTACAATAATTGATTACAAAGATGTTGTATGTTATAACTTTTTAGAAGTTGCACAAAAAAATCAAAATAAATTTTGTTATGTTGATGGATTATTAGATCGTAGAGAATTATTTATTAGATGTTTTGAAAGGTTTTTTGTGCTTAAAAATTTATTACAACAAAAAGAATTAAATGATTGTTTATTTCTAGAACTAGATAATCTTATTTATGATAATCCGTATAATTGGGTAGATATTTTTTCTAAGAATGAATTATGTTATATGTATGATAATGAAAATAGATTTTCATCTGGTTTAATGTATGTTAAAAATCATGTAGCATTAGATGGATTTTTAGAATGTATATTGAATTTTATAAATAATTCAAGTGAGTTTTTGACAGAAATGACAGTATTAAGTATTTATTATGAAGCCAATAAAGATAAGGTTGAAGTATTGCCTACGTTTTGGATTGAAACTGAAACAAATATTCCACCAATAGCCTATTTAAATTATCATAAATATAACGATTCTATTTTTGATGCATTAGCTATTGGTTGTAATCTGCTAGGATTAGATCCTTTTCATACAGGAGGAACGATCCAAACTAATTTAAAAGCACCTTGGTGTGCTATAGATTATACTAAACTTTCATTTGAATGGAAAATTGATGAACTTGGTAGAAAAAAACCTTATGTTTGGAATGGAGAAAAATGGTTATTAATAAATAATTTGCATGTTCATTCTAAGGATCTATTAAGTGGATTATCAAGACCTTTAGATTTTGTGTAAATTATAATTAAATATACCATTACGAATTTTTATATAGGAATTAAAATCATGATTAAAAATATAAAAATAGTGATTTATATTTTTAATCATGATTTTAATTGTCATTGTTATTGTGATAGGTAATGTCTTTTACAATTTCATAATTATGCCATTTACATTTGTTAAAAAATGTTTGCCAATAATTATAAGTTTCGTAATCATCGGGAGTACCCCAACAAATATAATTATCTACTTCAAAAACCTTAACATTCAATCCCATTTTAATATTTTGATTAATAACGTCGTCTACATAAAATTCATTGTTAGTTCTAATATTATTTTTATAATTTTCATTGAGTCCATTTATAAAATATTCGGCTTTCCTAAAAAACATAGTACCAATTATAACATGACTATTTTTTAAATGATGTTTGTTTTCATCAAATTTTTTACAAGAAACACTTTTAACGTTATCATCTTTATCTACTTCCATCCAAGCATACATATTAGGATTGTTTCTACTTGTTGGATTATTTCTAAAACTCCAAACAATTATATCAATAGTTGGATCATCTACCAATATTTGATATTTGTTAATATCATAATAGACACCATTATCACATGCACTTATTAATATTGATTTAGTTAAATCCATATTACTTTTATTAATACCTATTTCACTTGTACAAGCCTGTCCTTGTGTTATTTCATCTATTGAAAATACCTTACAGTTATTATATTTATCTTCTAATTTATTTTTAATATCAAAAATTTCTACGTGTTCTTTTAAACATATAAAAACTTTTTCACTTGTATTAGGTAAACAATTCACAGCTTGAACAATCATATAATCACCAGATACATTTAACAATGGTTTTGGGTTTGGGTAACCTTTTACAGAAAATCTGCTTCCAGCGCCTGCCATAGGTAGTATTAATGTAGTATTATTATTATCAACAAATTCGTTTTGTTTTTTAATTATATTATTAAAATATCTTGACCAATCATTATAAACTTCCAAATCATAAGGTGTTCCCCATTGTAACATGTGTTCTATTTCAAAAATATTTACTGTTAATTTATCTTCAACTAATAAATTGTATACCATACTTACATAGTATTCGTTTTTAACTCTCATTTTTCTATCCATCAAAACTTGAAAATATTTTTTCATTATTGCACCAGATTTAAAATAATAAGTTCCATTTGATGCGTATTCACTCATTCTATCATTCGTAAACGGCATTTTTTCTTGTATAGCTTCCATCCATCTAGAACCAGCGTATGTTTCTTTCAAAAATGCATAATTATCGGTTCCTAACATATGTGGATGAAACCCTTTATAACAAGCAATTGCTCCATCAGCATGTCTACTTCGTGTGTCTTTTAGAAATTCTTCGTAATCCCAATAGGTTCCATAATCACAATAACTAACAATAACCTCTTTATCATCATCAATATTGTCAAATATTAAAGATACTGCGTGGACAGGACCCTCTCTACCTTCAACAGGCACTTCATAAATTTTTCCAAATGGACACATATTTTTTAAAATTTCTATCATATTTGTTTCTTTTAAATGTTGTTCATTACATATAAAAATAACATTTTTCTCTCCGGGAAACAAATTAACAACATGTTCTATTATTGACTTACCATCTACTTGAATAAGTGGTTTAGGGTCATTGTATCCAGCTTCTACAAAGCGTTGACCCATCCCTGACATCGGTATTATTATTTGTACGTCACTATTATTTTTAGTTTTATCGTCCCATTCAGTTATATTATATTTTTTTGTGCATATCATGTCTAATACTATGTTTTCTTTATTAAAAAAATCTTTATATTCTTTCAATTTATCTTGTTGATTTTGTAATTCTGGAGAGACGAAACACAATTTAAACCCAGCATCTTTTAAAATAGTGTATATATTTTTGGTTAATGGGTTTTTGGTGAAACAATCAATCCAAACCCAATCAATCTTTCCTTTCATAGTTAAAACAGTATCTAATCCTTCAAATTCTGAAAAACGTATAGCAATATTTTTTTCACCATCGTTACTCAATTTATAAATCATTGGAAATGATGAATCAAGGAAAAAATAGTGGTTTATATTATGCTTTTTAATTAATTCAAGAACTTTATATTCTATTCTCTCGCTCTTAATATTTAAAATAATGAACGCATGATTATAATACTGTAAAAAATTGGAAAATAATTCACCTTCTTGAAATGGGTCGTGACTCAAATGTATTGCGCCATTTAAATCATCTCTTAGGTCAATTTCAATACCATAATGTATTGGTATTTCTTTTAACTGTTGAACAGTATTAATACGATGACAACAAAATAACATTATAATAATTTATTATATTATATTATTTTTATATAAATATAAAAATAATATAATATAATAAAATTTGACGTGATGAAAATACAATTATTCAACATACTAGAAGTATATAAAAATATATTTCCTATCGATGAGAATAAACGTGAAATTAATGTATACAAAATAGATAATGTCATAGTAACAGGACACAATCTTTATTATCCAAATGTACTATTAAAAACAGAAAACAACCTTCTTTTACCTTTATTAGAAAGAACTATGTCTCTAAAAACTGGAACTATTTATGAAAAAGAGGATATGAATTTTCATTATAGTCAAAAAATAATAAATAATGGTTTTAAAGACCCTGTATTTTTTTTTATATATAATACCGATAATTATTTTCATTTTATATATGATTCATTACCATATTTGATTTCATATTTACAACTTAAAGAACTAATACCGAATCTAAAATTACTTATGCAGTATCCAAATGAACAAAAAAAAGTGATGTATCCTTTTGTATTGGAATTTTTAGATATTTTAAACATCAAAAAAACTGATATTGTATTGCTTGATGAATATACAGAATACAAAGAAATTTATATTTCAAGCTCTTATACACATGATTTTGATTCTAATTTACCACCAAGAAAAGAAATATACAATTTTTATCAAGAAATAGTAAAAAAGGTAAATGAAAAATATGCCAACCCAGATTTGTCTGCACCAAAAAAAATATATGTTTCACGAAGAACATGGTTACATAATGATTTTAGTAACATAGGTACAAACTATACTACACGAAGAAGACTCGTGAATGAGGATGAATTAGTTGAAAAATTAAAAACCGAAGGTTACGAAGAGATTTTTACTGAAAAATTAACTACTATAGAAAAAATTCTATATTTTTCTAATGCGACTCATGTAGTTGGTGCGATTGGTGGAGGCATTTCTAATGTTTTATTCTCTCCTAAAACAACAAAATTAGAAGCTATAGTTTCGCCTACTTTTTTGGATGTTAATAAACGATTCAAATATAGTTTAGATTGTGTTGACGTATATTACAATTTTAATACAGAACATATTGAAAAAACAGAATTTAAAACATATATGCGTGTTAAAACAAAAGATGGAAATATAGTTGGTGAAATAGAAAAAATATATGATAATAAATTATTAGTATCATATACAGATGGGTCAAATACAGGATGGAATGCGCAAAATGAATATAAACAAATAGAATTAAATATGGAAGACGTTGAAAAATTAGATAATGGGTTGAATAGTCCGTGGAAAATTTATCTTTAGATATATTCTTTTATCTTATTTATTAATGTATCGTATAATTTATAATTTGGTATTAAATGATGGTCAATGTCTTTTGGTTGATAAATTTCTTTAACATTCATATCTTCATTTAATATTTCATCGTTTAAATCAATGTAAATAATGTTATTTTTTTCGCATTCGCATTTAAGTAATTTATTAAAGTTCAAGTTATTATCAAATCTTTTTTCAAAACCATCGTAATAATCTTTAACATCATCATAATTAAAATTTAATAAATTAGATCCATTAGGATTTATAGTACTCAATTCTCTACAATTTACTTGAAATATATGTTCATTTGATTTAGTAACGGTTGGATTTATTCCTAAAACAATCGGTTTTTTTATATAATATTTAATAAATTCAACATACTTATCAACAAGATCATATAAGAAATCAGTAATATCTAACTTATTTTGTTTTTTTATGGATTTATAGTAATATATAAATTCTACATCACTTTGTCCAAGGAAAAAAACCAACGTTTTTTCGGGATTAAATTCTTGATAATCCAATATTTTTTCTTTAAGTTTCAATGTACTATTTTCATTGTATAAACCGCAAATTGAAGCACCATATCCATACAAAATATTCATATTTTGATTATCAAATTGAGCTGTGTGTGAATTTCCTATTACACAAAATTTATTTTCCATATAAATATAAAAGATTTTTATTTTAAGTATTTATTTTAAGTATTTATTATACACGAATAGTTCCAAAACAGTTTATTGTTCATAAAATGATTAATAAACTAAAAGAATTGATTGTAGAAGACAATTATAAATTAGACAATTGGTTAAATAGTCAATAAAATTATATTTATGATATAATATAACTAATGAAACCTAAAATTGCGCTTTTAATTTCAGGAAGAGCAACCTGTTGGGAAAATTGTTTATTACCAATTTTAAAAAATAGTACAGATTATGATATTGATTTGTTTATGTCATTAAATAATAATAATTCTAATTGTAAATATTTTTCAATAATGAAATATGAACTTTCTCCATATTTAAGAGATTTATATATAAATGAATATCTCATTCCAGATGATTTTATAAATACATCAACAGATGAACGTAGTGTAAAACAATTAGTAAATAATAAATATGTTCCATTGAATATTTTATCAATGTGGTTTAATTATAAAAATGCATTTGAAATGGCATGTGAATATGAAAATCAAAATAATATTAAATATGATTTTTTCATGTCATTTCGTAGTGATATAATTATTGATAAAATACCATTATTTGAAAGAGTTGAAGATAAAATTTTATATTCTATAAATCAACCTTGTCAATTTATTAGTTTTGGCAAGCATCAAGCTCCTATAATATCTCCTGATTGGGTTTTTGCAAAGAAAGATATAATGAAAATATATTTAGAAACTTATAATTTTATAATTGAACAATCAAAAATAGATAATAATTATATTTGTCATTATGAATCAAATGTAACAGATAATTGTATAGAAAAAAATCTCAATATTGTAAGAATAGATAATATTAATTATTCAGTTGATGCAAATAGGAGAAGATTTGATAATTGGGAAAAAATAAAAGACACACGTATAATTAACATTTCTTCTAATACAGTGGATTATATTGATATTAATGAAGTTGATGAAACAAATTTATTGAAAATACAAGTGAAACAATAAAATTATAAATACTATAATTTATTATGACAAAATTTAATAATTTCATCTATATCAACTATAAAAGGATCATTCATGCAATTTGTTTTATCACAATTAACTATATATGAATTATATGTAAATAGTTTCATTGTATTTGGTGTATAATAATTTAATTTTGGTAACAAATTATTTATATAATCTGAATGAAGTGGAAAAGTATTAGATAAAAAAATAATATGTTTTGGTGTATTAGAAAAAATTAAATTATACATGTTTCCACCAATTTGAGTTATTAAAATATTAATATTTGATAGCAATTTTTTTTTGTCAAATATATCATGTTCACCCAATGTAATTATTTCAAAATTTAATGTTTTTAAAACATTAATCAATATCTCTTCATTTATAATTTCTCGTGTTTTACCAATATTATGACAATCATTATTTGGTATATCTTCAGTATTTTTTTTTAAATATACATTACGATTAAATACTACATTCTTATTAATTAATAATTTTTCTCTTATTAAATTAAACGTCTCTATTTTATCCACATTTGATTCAGCACAATAGTAATTATTATAAAAAAAATTTTTTGTATTAATTATAGTATCATGCTCAAGTATCAATATATCTTCTTGACAAATATTTAACAATTTAATAATATTATCAGTTATCAAATTATATCTTTTTTTGGGTATACAAATTTTTAAATCATTAATTTGATTTTTTAATTTAAAATAAAAATTAAATTTTGGTAAGTTTTGTTCTATAAAATGTCCAAATGAGATTTGATAAAAAAATGAATAAAATAAAAATACATTTTCTACATATATATTTTTTTTATTTAACATTTCATTTTCAAAAATATTTTCTTCAAAATAGATTGGACAAAGATAAGTAATTCCATTTATATTATTATTTTTAGAATCCAGAATGAAAACATTTTCATAATTTGTTTCATTTTCATTATATGTTATTTGAATGTCTGTAAGAGTATGCAATATTTTGACATTTTCTAATTTCATAATTATTATTATTATTATATAAAATAAATATTTAAATAAGTTTTACAATATAATATATTGAAATATGGAAACAGATAATTTACTAAACATTTGTAATAATAATATTAAAAATATGCCTTCCCAAGAATTATACGACTCATTTAATGTCTTTATTTTTAATAAAGACATTAGAGTTTTGGGTAAATTATTACATTAGATTTATGTTTTTTGAAAAAACTAAGCATTTAGCAGGGGATATTGTTGAATTAGGTGTGTTTAAATGTGCAAAGGTGTAAAATATTTTAACTTACAATATGAAATAGTTACTACAAATTAGTTACTACAAATTAGATTGGTCCAAGTGCTTATTTAATTAAAAAATGTTAGGTGTAAATAAATTATAATTATGTATTTTTAATAATTATAATTATTTGATAATAATAAAAATTTTTTACAATAATTTTCTATACTTTTCCGCATCCCAATTATTCAAAAAACATATTTCTTCAAATGATAAAACATTTTTTTTTAAATCTGTGTCTAATATAAGCAAATTTGATTTCAAAACCTCTTCAATTTCTTTACATTTTGTAATTGAATTACTGTTAATATAAATATTTCCATCATCAATAATTATTTTAGGTGGTTCATTATATTTATTTTTATATTCTTCAATGTAGATCAAACCAAATAGTATTTCTAAACCACAATATATTAAACAATCAGGAAATGTTATGGATTCTTTAAATAATTCTATTTTATTGTTTAAATAATCTTTTATCTTTGAGTCTTCACATAAATAAGAAACATTGTTTGTGTTAAATAGATTGTTCACAACTGTAGTAATTTTATTTGTATTTTTATATTTTAAAAAATCTAATTTTTGAAATATTTCAAATTTACATATTACTTCTTCTAACATTTTATATATTTCATCATAATTTTCATGTGTAATAATTATACCGTGATTTATTAAGAATATTACGTTTTCATTATTATATTTTTCTTTAATCTCATTGCACACTTTTATGCCAGGAGTAAAATAATCTATTACTAGTGAATCTGGATATATTTCTTTTATTATACTATTTGCTTCTTTGGTTACCAAAATGCGATTGACTTGTATTGGATGTAAATGGATTGTATATTTTTTTAAAATAGAATGCATAAATGTTTCAATGGATCCTCGTTTATTTCCTATAAAATTGTATTCTGTTACCTCTTTTATAGTATTATTATTAAGATCTTTCAATAGCATTTCATTATTCATAGCAACGTATCCAGAATTCTCATCTATATTAGTCAAATTATAGCCGGAAGCTTTAATAAACATCAAGTTATTTATTTTGACAGAAGTATTACCTCCTCCAGCTTGGACCAAATCAAATCTTTCACCACAATATTTGGATATTTGTTTTAATTTGATTAATTCATTATGAATTTCATTAAATTCATTGTATAATTTTTGAAAAGAATTAAATTCAATGTATTTTATATTATTAATATTTTTTATTGTGTTTTTTGAGTTAATAGTACTGTTATTAAACCAATATGAAAGTATATTTATATTCACTGCGCCTTTTATATCCTTGTCAAAATTGTCTCCTATCATTACAACTTTGTCTGTTGTTAAATCCATTTTTCTTAAAATTGTTTGAAACATTTGAGTACTAGGTTTTTCAATTCCTACTTCTTCACTAGTTATAATAATATCAATAAAATTTATTAAACCTAATCTTTCTAGTTTTTGTATTTGATATTCTGTTTCGTAGTCTGTAAGAATGCCAATTTTAACTCCTATATTTTTATTCCAAACAATAAAATCTTTTACTCCTTCAAAACAAACCATATTATCAAAAAATGTTTTCCAATACAGATCATTTAAAAGTTGAACAATTGAATAATTTAAATTTAATAATTCTATCAATTGTTTGAAATAAATACTTTTGTTATGAGAAGACGCTGTATTAGAGACCTCGTACTTTATTTTTTTTGAAATATTTTCATACAAATCTTTAAGTTCATCATAATTTTTTTTAGTATTATAATTATTTTGTAAAAATAATATTATATTATTTAAAGCTTTAGAATGACAAAGATCGTAACTATATAATGTATTATCTAAATCAAGAATAATTCCTTTGTAAAACATAAAATTATATTTTATTTTATAACTTTAAAATATAATTTATATAAAAACGATTTGAATTATAGTAAGGATTATGTAAAATAGATTAAAATAGTTTTATTAAAGTAACAAATACTTTATATTTGTATTTTTTATTTTATTTTCAACTTCACTATTAAAAAGACCTCCATTTAATATGATAAATATATTTTCATTTTTATTGTCCTCAATGATTTTATTAAATGAGAATATTTCTAAATCTGTACCATACATTTTTTTCCCAATTTTATTTGAACTATTGTCTAGCATACCATCTAACAATTTTTCATCAAACCCAAACGTGAATAAATATAAAGAGTGAATTGATGCAGGCCAAATATATTTTTTACAATTATTATTAATGTTTAATAAGTAAGTAGACCTTTCAATATTTTTAAAAATATTATTGTAATAAAAATCAAGTGAATAATTTTTATTAATACAATTTATTTCTTTCTTTTCTGTAAATTTATCTCTATTAAAATAGAATAATACCGAATGACCATTATAATATTCTTTTTCAATCAAATTAAAACCATAACTTTCTATTACGTTTATTAAAAAATCATTGTCAATATAATAAATATGTTCAGTATTTAAAACATGTAAAACATTGTTGTTAATATAATACTCTAAATCAGGAAACACTAAAAAAAAGTTTTGTATATTTTTATTTAAATAAATCTTTTCTAAAATTTGTTTTGGTTCGTAAAAATGTTCAAATACATGAGATATTACTATTGTATTTGCATTAATATTATTATCATTTACGTTTTCATAAAAATCATCTATTATTATTTTGTTATTTCTATCCCCAAAAAAACTAGGTTCAATAATATAATATTTTACGTTTAAATATTCTAGAATATTATCAGCTAAAACACCTTTTGAACTTCCTATTTCAATAATATTGATAATTTTTTCTTTATATTTTAAAATTAAATTTGTATTTTTTTTATGAAGATTTATCATTGTTGTTCCTGTGCTATCTGCATGATTAATTTTATATATTTCTGATAAATCACCTAAATATTTATTTTGAACAGTTTTACATTTTGAGCAAATACATATATTAAAAGGTATTTTTATTGATTCATCCAAATTTTTATTAATATCTACTTGATAATGTGAAATATAATTTTCATAATCATTTTTAAAGTAAGTTTCACTTAATTCAAAATCACAAAATAAACATTTTTCCCTGATACTATATTTCATTAGTATTTTTGTATATTTATATAAATATAATTTTTAAATTACTTTAAAATTAGTTTAAAATTATATTATTAACAACAGTTTTTATAATATATTCATAGTCATAATTATTATTAAAGTACAAATATATATATCCATTTTCATTTGCAAATTTATTTATATTTAATGAAGAAATAAGTTTATTTATATTAAAAATATTTGATATTCCAATCCGCAAAAAAACATTCAATTTTTCGTCTGGGATAAAATTATCTACCTGAAACAATTTATCAGTATAGAAATTAATAATTATATCTGCTTTATATTTTTGTGGTAAAATATAATTAATGAAATCTTCTTTTCTATTATTTATTTGTTCCATTATTTTTTCAATAGAATATCCACGTTTTTTAATATCTCTATTAATTTTCCAAGGAATCCTCAAATTTTCATCAGTATCTATAAATATCTTCAAATTGATTATAGTTTCTTCTATATACAAAGAATGTAAACCACATACAATTATATTGTCTTTACTTTCAATTAATTCTTTATCAGTAAATTTACCTGTTTTATGATCGTAGTCTACTTGGTAAATATTATTACCAATTATTAGATCAAATACGTCTTGTTGCATTTTTGTAATATAATTAGAATTAGGATTTAAATGAGTAAATTTATTCCAGTTTTCATCATTTCTTTCCCATTTATGATATCTATCACATTCTAATATAAAACTATCATCAAATAATTTTTTAATAATATTGGAAAGTGTTGTTTTCCCTGTTCCAGAATCGCCTGTTATTGCAATAGTGTTACATAATGATAGTACTACATGAAAATCTATATCTACTTCCTCATATATAATATTGTTTTCATTTAAATAATAAAATAAAAGTGTCTCATTTATATAACCATACTTTGGTATTAAATCCTTTAAATCTTTATAAAAATTAAAATATTCATCCATTGATTCATAATTACCATATGCGATTATATCACATAAAAAATTATCAGTGTGTTTTTCTAATTTAGATAAATCCATTTTAGAATCTTTAGGAATTTGTATTTTGTCATATTTAATATTCAAATTTATATGTTGTTTTAAATATACATCAGGTCTTATTTTGATAATATTATCATATTTCAAACTTTCTAAATGTTCAAACTCTTTTAATTTATTATTTAATAATAATAATTTATAATTTTGGTTTAGTAAATTATTAATTTTTTCATCATGATTAAAATGAATGTTTTTAGATACAATCATAAATTTTGGATTCAATAGCTTATACACCTCATCTAATTTTATTTCTTTGTTAACATATTTATTCTCTTTATCCATAGTTAAATGAATATAAATGTCAATATTGTTTTCATCAATAATATATTTTTTTATATTATTAATATTTTCTTTAAAACATCTTAAATATCCAGTTATTAATAATGCGGATTTCATTATAATACAATAAATTATAAAAAATTCAACAAATATTCCTCAAATTTATTACAATCTATATTAAAATTACCACAATGATCTTCTTGAATGTCATTGTATCTATTATAATTTAATCCTAAATGTAATGCAATATTTTTGTAATGTTGATTCCCTATACCATCACCGTTATTTACAAGTTCTATAATTTTTGCATTTTTGTTAACAAACAATGATAATGTTAAAGCAGAACTATGTGGTGAAATGATTATTTCACTTTCCATAAATAATTTCATTTTATCATAAATATTGTACTTTTCTAATTGTATATATTCAAATCCATACTTTGACAATTTTTCAAAAAACTCAGCTTCATTTATTACAGAACGTTTTAAAACACCATAATGTTGTGTTTCACTGTTTTTTCTTGTAATAAATATTCTTTTACCTGGAATAATAGTAAAATTCATTTTTTCTAAAAATAAATTTCGTAAAAATGGAAATACGTTTGATGGATTATCGCTCAAACCATCTATAGCACACGGTTCTCCAAAAATATATATAATTTCATAATCTTGTATTTTTGATAAATCCTCAATAAATTCAAATTTATCTTTTATTATTTCAAATGCTTCTTTAAAAAATGGTAAACTATCTTTCATATGAATTTTTATAGGGAACTTAATTTCATTACTAGGTTGAAGTACAAATTTATCAGTTTCTTCTAATATAAAGTGTTGATTACAATTACCTGTATGATTATAATTATTATAATCTCCGGTTAATATATAATATAAGCCACCTAAATTGTAAACAAAAAAATGGTATAAATACATTCCACCTCGTCCTTCTAAATAAAATATTGTTTCTTTCATAAAAATTTATATATAATAAATTTATAAAAATTTCAAAAAATCTTCCTCAAATTTATTACAATCTAAATAAAAATTTCCATACATGTCTTCATTTATATCACGGTATCTAATATAATTCAATCCTAAATGTAAAGCAATATTTCTGTAATGTTCATGCCCTACACCGTTACCTCTATTTACAATTTCTATAATTTTTGCGTTTTTGTTAGCAAACAATGATAGTGTTAAAGCAGAACTATTTGGTGAAATAATTATTTCACTTTCCATAAATAACTTGATTTTATCATATGTATTATAATTTTCAAGTTGTATATATTCAAAACCATACTTTGACAATTTTTCAAAAAACTCTTCTTCGTTTATCACACAACGTTTTAAAACACCATAATGTTGTGATTCACTGTTTTTTCTTGTAATAAATATTCTTTTACCTGGAATAATAGTAAAATTCATTTTTTCCAAAAATAAATTTCGTAAAAATGGAAAAACGTTTGATGGATTATCACTACAACCGTCATGTATACATGGTTCACCATAAATAGATACAATTTCATAATCTGGTATTTTTGATAAATCTTCAATTAATTCAAATTTATCTTTTATTATTTCAAATGCTTGTCTTTGAAATGGTAAAATATCTTTCATATAGATTTTTATAGGAAACTCAATTTTATTGCTTGGATTAGATACAATTTTATCAGTTTCTAAAAAATAACTTGATTCACATTCATTTCGTATATTATAATTTTCATTTAATATATAATATAAGCCACCTAAATTGTAAACAAAAAAATGGTATAAATATATTCCTTTGCGTCCTTCTAAATAAAATATGCTCTCTTTCATAAAAAATTTTATATAGAATAAATTTATTAAATTTTTATGAAATAAATTTATTCCCTTCATAAATAAATATTTATATAATAATAATAAAAAGTTAATCAGCCGCTTTCAACATAATATACTTGTTATAATCAGTTCTTCTTAAATAATCATAAAAATATGTAGTTTCGTTGTTTGTTTTTATTTGTTTAAAAAAAGGTTTAATATTTGTAAAATACAATGCAATTAATCCTTGGTCGTTTGTAATACTAATAGGATACTCCAACAATAAATTTAATAATTCATTGTATGTATTTTCTTCTATTATTTTTGTATCATATAACATTATTGTCGTTTGAAAATAGTCTACGTTCAAATTATAAGTTGCATCAAGTTTTGTAAAATAATCTATTGAAGTTTTATCAAATTGATCGTGTAATTTCCATTCATATTTAGGATAAGCATCTGAATGTGCTAGTAGCGTATTTTCTCTAGCTTCATTAATCATGGGTGATACATCTGAAAAAATAGTTATTCCACAATCTAAATAAAATATATATTCCCAATTTTTAAAAAAAGTATTAAATAAGTGTAATTTATGAAACTGAAACATTTTTATAAACCAATAATACGGTCTAGTCATTTTATACTGTATTTCCAAAAATTCATATGTAAATTGAATATTTGGAAAATGTTTAACAATAATATTATTATTTTTGATAAGATCACAATCTAACATATTATCATTATGAAGATCGTCGCCAACAACTAAACAAATATCTCCCTTATAGTTACCATTCGTAATTAACTGACTACATGTATAAATAAATTTGCTAAAATAAGCTTTATCGCATAAAAAAACAGCGCAGAGTCTGGTCATTTTATAGTATAAATTTTTATTTTATTTCCTAAAGTTGATACGCATATTTATTAAATATAAATTATAAACAATTAAGAATAAACAATAAATTACTATATAAAAACTCTTTTGTATAAATAGAATATAAATGATAAATAATCCATTATTTTATTGTCCAAATAAAGACACATATCCACCATTTAAAAATGGCTTGTATTTAGAAGAGTATTTTTTGAATAAAATTAAAAATGAAGAGATTTTATTTAAAAGAAAATACATACCTGTTTTATGGACAAATTTTCAAATAGAAGGTTGGTTTCAAAATATGAAAAATGAAATGCAACAAAGTTTTAATGAATGGATTGAAAATAATCCTAGTGAGCATGGTTATTTTACCGTAGTTCAATACGATGATGGTCCATTATTAAATTTACCTGAAGATACAATCATATATGGTGCTTGTTCAGGAAATATACCAATTCCTTTGATTTATCAAGACGTAGATAATAAATTAGAATCAGTTAACAAAAAGAATTTTCATGACAAACCTATTTTATGTTCTTTTGTAGGAAATATAACTGGAAATCATATTATGCCAAATGTAAGACAAGTTATGGTTGAAACATATTATAATAATCCAAATTTTCAAATGATTAATTCTGGAGGATGGACTCCAAGTGTAAATGAAAATCTTCAACATATTTTTATCAATACTACAATAGATTCAAAATTTGCATTTGCTCCCAGAGGTTATGGGCGCGGGTCTTTTAGATTTTTTGAAATTTTTCAATTAGGAACAGTACCTATTTATATTTGGAATGACATAGAATGGCTTCCTTTTAAAAATATTATTGATTATAAACGTTTGTGTATTAGTATCCATATAACAGAAATTAATGAATTAGAAAATATTTTAAAATCTATCACAGAAGAAGAATATAATAAAATGATTGCTTATTACCATGAAATAAAATATTTATTTCAGCTTGAAGGAATGTGCAATCAAATAATTCAAGAAAATATGTGAATTTTATAAATTAAATAAAATTATAAACATTGTGCAAATTATATTAAAATCATATTACATATATAACATATTATAGGTAATATGATTAACCAAGAATTCATTCTCCTTATTATGAATTGTAAAAAATATGAAAATAAAGCAACTATTCAAAAATTTACGTGGTTAAAAACAATTCCTTCCTATTTAAAATATTATCATGTTATCGGTGATGAATCATTGGATAGTGACTTCATTTTTGATAATGATAAACAAATTTTATGGGTTAGAACTCCAGATGACTATAATTCATTACCAAAAAAAGTAATACATGCATATGAAGCAGTGAATAAAATATTTAATTATAACTATATTTTTAAAACAGACGATGATCAAATGTTAACAAACCCTAATTTTTTCAACACAATTACAAAATTGATTACGAATAAAAATCCTGTTTCACATTATGGTGGATTTATTGTAGATGTAAAATTTGCACATTTCTCTCAATATCATAAATTTCATCCCGAATTACCGGAAAATATTCCTGTTTGTGTTACAAAATATTGTAATGGACGGTTTTATTTTCTCTCAAAAGAAGCAGTAGATGATTTATTAAGTAAAAAACAAAACATTGTAAAAGAATATTTTGAAGATTATGCAGTTGGTTTTAACTTGAATGAAAAATATAAAATAGATATGTTGAATATACTAACCAATAAAATATTTATTGATATTGACATTAGTGATTATGCATATAAAGATCTTATTTCGTAAACATTTGTTTCAAATTAAGATGATGTGATGATCTTGGTGATACTTGTGATGATCTTGGTGATAATGGTCTTCTTGTTTGTGAGTTAAACATCCATTCTTTGTCTAAATCTATCATTACTCTTGTATAATTTGTCTGTCTTTTTTCAATATCACTATAATCTTCACGTTGTGTTACAGTAAGGGGGGTAATTAGATACCAATTATCATTTTCTTGTAATTTGAACCAATATTTATCAATAGCATATTGAACATGTAGCCCGGGAGTTTTCATCAAATTTGTAACTCCTTCTCTAATATTTGCAATCAAAGTATCATAATAATGTCTTTGAACAATATATCCAGTTGTTGTTTGACAACGACATACTTTTACACAAGAGTCATCTATTTTTTGATAGGGAGGCATATTGTTACCGGCGATTAAGACAACATCAAAGTTATTATGATTTTTTAAAAATTTATTTAACTGATTTTTAAACAGTTCTGGATTTAAAAAAAGAATATCGTCTTCAACTATCATTATATGATCCCAATTATTTTGTTTGGCAATTTCTAAACACTTTAAATGACTCATGCTACATCCAATGGCTCCATTTTGTAACTTTATTGCATTAAATCTTGCGGCTTTTATTCCAATATTAGATAGTTCTTGTTCAACGTGTTGTTTCCTATCAAGTCTTGATTCTAAATTTATATAAAATGCGTGATTAATATTTTCTATTGAATTCATTATTTTTAAATCAAAATAAATTATATAATAAATAATTTAATAAAATACTTTTTAACTTAAAAATAAACTTTATTATATATTTATAATAAACCATGCAAATTTTATATGGAATAAAAGATAATACTATAGATGTTACTGACATGTGTTACAAAAATTTAATAAAAGATAATATTATTAAAATTAAATGTGATGATAATTATAGAGCAAATATTTTCACAGATCCTTGTTGGGGAGTAGTAAAAACAATTTTCATAATGAAAGAAAATAGTTTAACACTAGAATATGATCATACTAATGATATTTATATTGATACAACTACAAATGAAATTTACACCAAAGATATACCTGATTATATTAGATTGATTTATCCTGATTGTCATGAAAAATTAAAAAATATACATTCAAAATTAAAAATAGGTTATGGGGATTTTCAGGAAGAATATCCTGAACAAATGATGGCTGTTCGTTATTTAACTGGTGATGAAAAAGTTTTAGAAATAGGAAGTAATATTGGAAGAAACTCATTAGTTATTAATTACATTCTATCACAAAAAAATAATGATAATTTTGTAACATTGGAATGTGATACAGACATTGCTAATATATTAAAATATAATAGAGATATGAATAACTTTCATTTCCACATAGAAAATGCGGCTCTATCAAAAAGAAAATTAATTCAAATGGGATGGAATACAATTTGTTCAGATGTATTATTAGACGGCTACAAAAATGTCAATATAATTACATTAGAAGAATTAAATCAAAAATACAACATACAGTTTGATACACTGGTGTTAGATTGTGAAGGAGCATTTTATTACATTTTAATGGATATGCCAGAAATATTAAATAATATTAATTTAATTATCATGGAAAATGATTATCATGATATAAATCATAAAAAATACATTGATGAGGTTTTAATTAAAAATAATTTTTACATTGATTATGTTGAATGTGGTGGTAGTGCGCTAGCATATAGCATATTTCCGCATTTATATGATAGATTTTTTGAAGTATGGAAAAAACGAAGTTAATTATTATAATAGTCTATATGTAGTAAGTTAGTAAGTTAGTAAATTACCATTTTAATATTATTTTATATTATTAAAATGATTCAAGAAAATTATACAAATGATGAAAAATTAGAGATTTCAAAACAAATCAAAAATATTTCATTGGAAGAAATTGATGAAGAAATGAAAAAATTAATTACCATTGGTGTAAATGCATGTACAATGTCACCTAGATCGCGAATTGGAAATAATATAGTTGATTATTTCACCTTCACTCAAAGATTATCCACCAAAGGGAAATATAATATCAATTTTTATGAATTCATAATTAATATTGATGAGTTTAAAAAAAAGAAATTTATTCAAACCATGTTGCATTATTATGATACTGTTAAAAATAAAACAAAAAAAAAGAACTATTACACTGTTTTAAAAGAAGTATACAATATATGCATAAGTGCTATTAATATAATACGTCCTTTGGTATATATGGAAATTTATGTAAAATATAAACCAAATTGTGTATTGGATTTTTGTGCTGGATGGGGCGGAGCTGCTGTTGCTGCATGTGCTCTAAACATTCCTAAGTATATTGGAATTGAAATAAATCAATCGTTAAATCAACCTTACAATCAACTCATTGAATTCTTAAAAGAGAGAAGCAACACAAGTATTCAAATGATATTTGATAATGCGATTACAATTGATTATAGTAAGCTTGATTATGACCTTGTTTTTACATCACCGCCATATTATTTCATACAAAAATATGAAAACAATACAGAGTATGTTTCAAAAAAGGAAATGGATGAACTGTTCTATAAACCTCTTTTTTCAAATACTTATAAAAATTTGAAACCAAATGGTACATATGCGTTGAATATAAACAAGGAGGTTTACGAAAATGTTTGTATTCAACTATTTGGACCTGCACATGATAGTTATCCATATAAAAAATCAAAGCGCCAAAATAATTATGATGAGATTGTTTATGTATGGAAAAAATGATATGTATTACACCTAATATACACCACCTAATCGTATCCTAGCACTTGCACTAGGAGTTGCACGTGAAGGGGCTTGTATATAATTTGCATATTGTGGAGAATATTTATTTGGAGGCTGTTGCTGTTTTATATGAATATTTTTTTTAATATATTCACGATTCGCATTACTTCTAACAGAATTATTATTATTATTTACATTAAAAGCGTCATTTTTTATTGTATCAAGTTGATCTCTCTGTATTTGTTTTAATAAACCTACTGGTACTTGCTTTCCATTTTTGATGAAATTTTCGGCGGTCTGTTCTCTTTTCTCTTTATTAGTGGGATAATAAGGAATATTTGACCAATCATCTGCACTAGTAACTACTTTATTGGTATGGTGAAGACTTTTATCAGGTTGAACAATTTTTCTCTTTGGTTCTCTCAAATCATAATTAAAATATTCGTCATTTTCATAACTTAAATGTGTAAAAAAATTCTTTATATTAACATAAAAAATATTTGTGGATTCAAAGGAAAAAAGATTATCATTTGGGTTGCTGGATAAAGTATCAATAGTGAAATTCAACCTTGTAATTGTTTTTAAACCATCTATACCATTATCTTGTTCACTGCGCCATGGATCTTGTTTGCTGATAATTCTAGATATACCATCAAATAATTGTAATATTTGGGGTTTACCAATTTCATAAAAATTACTTCGGTCTATAAATAATTTATTTCTCTCACATCTTTTTTGTAATGTACTATCTTCCATACCCCAACCCCAATAACAAGGAAAACCGTTTATTTTTTCAAAATCAGCTCCTTTCATTACAACAATACCGCCTAAAGCGTACTTAAACCCATAATAATGTTTGACAACACCATGAGTAGTTTGATAATCAAAAATTTTATAAAATGGAATTGTATCTATATCATTAAAAATGAATGTAATATCTTTATAGTGGTCTGGATATTTTTGTTTTATCGCAAGAAAACCAATATTTTTAACTGCGCCTCTATTAAAAGTTCTTGTATCACATTGATGAGAGAAATATATCTCATAATCTTTGTTATCTTCTAATAAAAAAGACATGTATTTACTAAAAAAAAATTTATGTTGGATACGATTTCTGTAAGGAACGATAAAAACTCTTTTGGGTATTGGTATTGCTATTTGGGTTGAGATATTCGTGTTTTGATTCATTTATTTATTTAGTTAGTTTTTATTTTCTTAAATTAGACGATTTCTAAATCATAATTTATATATTTTTGTAAATTATATAAATATCTATTACTAATCTATATATAGATAAATTCATAAACAATGTTTTTGTTGCCACTAATATATTTTTTATATATGAATATTAGTTGTCAAATTTATGCACAACATAATAAACAATGTATAAATTGTAAATATTTTATTCCTTATAAAAATAATAAAATAAGTGATTATGGGTTATGTAAAATGTTTGGTAATAAGGTTGGTGATAAGAAAAATGAAAAAAATATTTACAATTTTGCAAAACATTGTAGAGACGATGAAAACTTATGTGGTAAAAATGCAATATTTTATGAAGAAATTGAAAAAAATATAAATGACACTCTTGATAATAACAAGAGTGTAACAAAAGAAAATAATATAAAAATAATGGAAGATGAAATGAAAAAATTGATAAATGATTATTATAAATTTTTGAGAAATGATAATGACTGGTAGATAAAGATTATTGTTATAATTTAAGAATATTTTTTCAATATAACATCTGGGATAAGAGTCTCTTTTATTTTTTCTAATTTTTTATAACATTTATTAATGGTAACTTCGCTTATTTCACTGACGTTTTTAACATCTCTCTTACTTACATTCAATTTACATAATTGAGCTATAAAATATACAACTCCTGCAGCAATAGAATGTGGTGTATTTTCAGGCATAATATTCATTTTTTCAATTTTCATAGATATAAATTGACACAACTTAGTCAATTCATTGTTAATATTTAACTTACTGCAAAATCGTTCTATAAAGGCTTCCGGTTTAGTTTTACAAAAACTAGTTTTTTCCTTGTTGTCCATGTCTTTTTCAATATTATTAATAATGGACAATGCATTTTTGCAACCTTTTGTAGCACTAGTAACATCTAAATGAAATATATTTGCAATTTCTTTGGCTGTTCTTGGAAAATTATTAATTCTACATGAAATATAAATAGAAGCTGCTATAATTCCATCTCTATTGTCACCACGAAATGTCATATCATATTCTGATATTTTTTTGTGATATCTAACAGCGTCGTCAATGATCATTTTAGGCATACCAGCATTTTGAGACATAATTGTAATAAATTGAAATTCGTCATATTGTGATTTTTCTTTGTAAGGCATTGATTGCCATTCTGTATAACGTCTAATTTTTCTCATTTCATAAGTCATTGCACCACTACATAAAACTTTACAACCATAAGACGATTCTTCTAAAAGTGGGTTAATGGGCATACCGCATCTAGTTGGATCTGAATTTTGATTATCGTCGGCGCCATAATATCTCCATTCTGCAGAATGGTCAACAATATCTTTATATATGATTCCACATGTTTTATTTGTACAAGTTAAGAAACCTTCATCTGAAAATGCTAAAATAGATTCGCAATATTCACAAAAATCCCTATTACCTGATGCTCTATAAATACATTCTAAAGTATTAGAAGCATTATTTTTCAAATCACTCTTTATTTCAGTGTCAAAAATGCTCCACAATTCTTTTTTATTAATGACAACATTTTTTCTTCTTTTACTTCCTTCTTTACTCATTTCTTTCTTTTCATTATAAAATATATTTTTAATTCATTTTTATTTTATATCTTTATGATATATGGGAAATATATCTTCAACAAATATAAATGCTAAATCAAACAATGATAAACAATTTGACAATTTTTATCAAATTATTGATTATATTGCAACTTACTACATTTTGACAATGGATTTTAAAAGTTTATCCAATTTATCTAACAAAGAATATTGTGATAAATTGGTTGTTATAACTTCTGATATCATAAAAAATTATTTTAACGATATTGAAATTACATATTTAGCACAGAGAATTAAAAATGGTGAAGAGGTAAATGATTTGACAAAAGAAAACGTAATGTTTGTAAATAAAGATAAACTAGAAAGTTTAGACATTCAAAATGATTCAAAAAAAACCATTAAAAAAAAACGTGTTTGCATCGGTATTGCTAAATTTTATGTTAAAATAGCACATATATTTGCAGCAATTGTAAAAACAATAAATCCAGTTTATGTTTATAAAGATGAAAATGGAGATATGGTAAAAAATGGATTATTAGAAAAAGATAAAATACCCAAAAATGTTCAAAGAAAATTATATAAATTAAATATTTGTGACAACAGAATAAGAAGTTTAAAAAGTATGGATACAAATGAAGAAACAAAAGAAGTTAATTTACATCCTAAAATCTGTGGCATGAATTTAAACAAAGATGGAAGTGTAAAAACTTTACAGGATGAACCCGGTATAAATGAATTATTACAGCTTTATTTAGATGATAATTATGATTATTCCAATGGAACATTTACAGGCATGTCTGAATCAACAAAAAAACAATTTGAAAAAGATTTAAAAACTTTTTATACCACATTCACTGGAAACACTGAAATGCCTCCTGAAATTAAAAAATTTAGTGATATTAAATTACGTGATTATAATAACAAAAATAGTTGTCAAGGACAAAACCCTGTATTTAAACAAAACTATATTTTATCCAATAATGATAAATTGTTTGTAGAATATGCAAAAAATATTCAAAGTATGATTCAATCCGCATCCAATAAACAAAGTGAATTATTAAATGTTATTAATGAATTATTTATTTTTGTAAATGATCCATATAGTGATAAAAAGAAAATACGTGTAAACCCAACATTAACAGAAGATAAATTACAAAAAATAGTTGAAAAAACCCGAAATATTATTATAGAACTATATGTGAAATGTGAAATGAATTTTGTAGATAACCTTAAAGTTTACGAAGCGATTGTGGAATCCAAAATATTAGAAACAACAAAAAAACAAATAGAAAATTTAGAAAACAAAGCAACTACAATTATTAATGAAACTAAAAAAACTGTCAAAACTCCTTCAGCTAATGAAAACGAAGTAAAGGTTGCTCCTGCTCCTGCTCCTGTTGTAGCTCCTGTTGTTGCTGCTCCTGTTGTTGCTGCTCCTGTTGTTGCTGCTCCTGTTGTAGCTACCATTGATGTTCCTCCTATTGTTGCTGCTCCTCCTGCACCTCTTGGTAATGGTATTGGTATTGCTAATAATCCTATCTAAAAATATTTGATACTATATAATCCATTATAATTAATGAAACTATATGCAAACAAGCAAATACACTAATAAATAATAATAACGCTGTTAAAGAAATTACAATCATCGGTTTGTTACTACTTTGCATTCATGTGTTGCAACCAAACAGTTTCATTTTTATTATTAATAAAAATATAATAATAAAAATTTGTATTTCAACCTTACCACTTTTCAAAAAAGTGGTTCAAAACTTTGGCTCAACCTTACCACTTTTCAAAAAAGTGGTTCAAAACTTTGGCTCAACCTTACCACTTTTCAAAAAAGTGGTTCAAAACTTT